CAGAATGTTAGTGATTTAGCTCTACCTGATCTTATTATATTTGTTAAATCAATTTTTATTGAGGGAGCAGATATAGTAAGCACAATATTTAAGGGTGTTATTCATCTTTTTGAAAATTTACCTAAATATTTGAGAGGTGAAGACACAATATTTTGTGGAGTTGATCGTTCTAGAAAATTAGAATCTACTGCTGCTACTCTAAGATCATTAACATCAGCCGTTTTAGGCGGTGATGAGAAAACATTATTACAAGAGGGTTATACTATATCATCTTATCTTATAGCTCTTGATGAAGCTATTAAGGATTGTACTGATGCGTGTAATACAGTTAAATCAGCTCAAAGACCTTATTTATCTAATTTATTATATACATTAAAAGATATTAAAAATAAGATTGATAATGCTCATTTACAACAAGTGACACGACCTGAACCTTTTGCAATTGCATTATTTGGAAAATCAGGTGTTGGCAAATCAACCATTACACCTAAATTAGCTAAGATAATGATTATGGCTACAGGTGAGCAATACAATGATAAATTGGTTGTAACAGGGGATATCAATGATAAATATGATTCTGTTGAAACTTCTAGACATAAATGTATAATTTATGATGATGTTGGTAATTCAGTTAATAAAGTTCCTGATTTTGATAAGGTTTTGACCGCTATTAATTCACAACCAAGGATGTTTAATAAATCAGAAGCTCAAGAAAAAGGTAAACATTTTCCGTCTAATACTAGTACAATAATAACATCTAATGTTGTTGGACTGAATGCTTATAAAACATCAGTAGAACCACAAAGTATTTTAAGACGATTTGATTATCATATTCTTACTGAGATATGGGATCCTCGTGTTAAAGCTGAGGGTACTGATAGGATAGATCCTATTTTAATATCAAAATTAACTTCAGATGATAAGAATCGTATTTGGACATTTAAAGTTTACAAGTTTGTAACTTTTGATCCAAATATGATAAAGGAAGATATGTCAGGAGAAGATAAGGCTTCATTAGTACGATTAAATAATAATCCTAATGATCATTCTTGGTATAAATTAGTTAAAACTTTTGATGGATCAAAGTGTGATTCACTAGACCATTTAGAAGCTTTTCTAGGCCGAGAATGTAAGATCAAGTATGATACGGGGTATAACCGTGTTAATGTTGATATACAACAGGAACCTAAATGTACAACATGTTTTCATAAAGAATCATCTTGTATTTGTACATCTGATTCAATGGAGAGTCAAGGCTTTATCCGTGATCAAGCACATAAATTTTTACATAATATTTGTGATATTAAGGATTTATCTTGGAGCAGTTGGTATTCGTATAAATTAAATCCATTTTATTATATGGAGATTATTAAATTGTGTTATATAGCACAATACGCTGATGCTGAAAATTATATAAGAATTAAGTGTGAGCAGATGGATAATCATCTTGATAATAAATTCGAGAGTATTCGCTTATATTGGTGGCGATATATTTTTATACATTCATTAACATTTTTTACTAAATTATATTTTCAAAATTTTATGTATTTTATTTTTGGATTAATATCCGTTACTGGAATTATTGG